ATGCACCACCTGTGTCTCTTTTAACAATAAGCCTATCTCCTGTTTTTACTTTTTGTTGATTATCACCCTCTAATTTAAAATGAGTTACATTATCAAAAGGATTTGTATAAAAGAAATTAGAGTAAACAGTTTCATAATTTGTTTTACTTGGTTTAACAACAAACTTATATTTTGTTGCCCAAGTAGGAGCATAATTATTTATAGTTGCTTGTATAGAATTTTTATTTACACTGTCTGAAGCAGGAATATAAATAGTATTATACTCTGAAACCAAAACAGTTGATGCCCTGGCATATTCATCCATATATACAATGCCCGTTTCAAAATCCCTGTTACTGTGTAAAGTGTTTTTATTTGTGTCAGAACTAAACTCTATTCTAAAGCTTAAGAATCTAAAGTACTCATATATGTCACTGACCACACTCGAGGTAGTATTTGTATACTTCATAGCCAAAGCCTGTAAAGTAAACGTTGTTGAACCAGGAGTTGCTACTATTGCAAAACCTTGTTGTGCTGTAGCGTTTGTAATGCTACTAACTTGTTTGGTGAAAGCACATGTAATTTGTGGTGGAACTAATGCAGCGTTAAATTTATCAGTAAGAGAAAACCCAGCTGCAGCTGTAGCAATTGGTTGGAAATTAACTCCTTCTATTGTACCTATTGCATTTTCAAAATCTGAAGAAGTTACAAAATCATATACACTTGTATAGTTTTGAGTAAGAGTAATTGAAATACTCAAAGAAGTATCTGCACTCGCAAACCCAGCATTAGCGATATAACACGGAGTTGTTGTTGTTCCGTTTATCAATGCATGCTGTAACCTAATGTCAAATGATACCTGAGCTCCAACTATTAATTGGTTTTCTATATCTGCAAATTCTATCGTAGCTAAGGAATTTGGAACACTTGTAGTAGTAGAGGGGTTTATTGTATAGTTTACTCCTGTACTAAATATTGGTGATACTACATTTTTAAAATCTAAGGTTTGAGCAAGATGAGCTGTTGAAAAATCTAATGGAATTGTTTGACCATTAATGTTTTCTATATTAAAGTTGTCAGTGTAATTACCATAAATTAATCTGTTGCCCATTATTGTTTGGGCTTGTGCTTTTAAAGGAACATTATCGTATAATCTTAATAATTCATCAGCTCCAATAACAGAGTATATTTTACTATTAGTAAAAATATATTCTTGTTGAGAATTGTCTGCCCAACCATAATCTTGTTTTTTAAATCTTTCAATAACATAAATGCTATTTGTGTTAGAGTCTTTATATAACAAATCAATTTGTGTAACTCTTTCACTACCCGTACTAAATTGAATTTTAGCTGCATTAAAGTTATTTTGCATACCAGAATTATCATAAGTTTTGGTATTAAATAAAAAGTTTGAAGGTTGAAAAGCAGGGAGACTAAATAAAGAAGTTGCACTATATTCATTATTAAGGTATCTATATCTATATGCAAAGCTTACAAATCTATTCTCTAAATAATTTTGTCCTCCAGCTGCATTTATTAATTGAAATGTAGGTGCTGAAAGAGGTAATGTTCCTGTAGATGTTTGATCTTCAAATCCTGGTGGTTTTAAAACAACAGATATATCTTCTTCTTCAATGCCGTCTACGTTTCCTGTTGGATAATCATAATTTGAATTTACGTTAATTCTTCTGGGAGGATTTGTACCGTCAGTAAAAAGCAACAAGTTTTCTATTTTATTTACTCCTGTTATTAAAAAATCTGGATTAAACTTTAAAACTTTTAATGTTATGACATGATATCTTAATTGGTTATTTGAAGTATTATATGATACAATCATATCTACAACATTATCTTGAGCTACAGGATTTGCTGGATCGTGAACAAACCAATACATAGTTTCAAATTGACCATCATCAAAAGCTCCTAAACATGTAGCTGAAGAAGATAAAGGTTGACCTCCAAAACTTAAAGTTGTTAAAGATGTGTTTCCCTTTGAGTTTTCTACAGCTCCTATTTCAGTGTTTTCTGTTGATCCCAGCCTAACATTTATTGCATCTACATATTCACCTGGTGGAAGAAGTCTTTCATCCACAGATTTATTCATTCGTCCTGCAATAAAATTTGTGTTAACTATTGGCATATTATTTTATCCATTTATCCTGACCTCTTAAATTCATTAAAAGACGACCAGGGTGTATGTTACTTAATCTTAATTTAGCGTTTCTTAAAAGAGATGATTTGTCTTTTCTCGCACGATTTACTATGTATTCAGAAATCCCAAGTCTCCCGTTCAAAATAGAATATCTTATATATGCATATATATACTCTTCAAATAATTTATTCAAACTTACAGAAGCATCGTCTCCATTTTCCATTCCGTCTGAAATATATTCTAATACTATTGATATTGCTCCTCCCGTAGAACTAAAATTTATAACTCCAGCTTTTTTATCTATTTTAAAAGTAGGGTTAGCGTTAGCTGTCTCTGTGTTTAAACCAAATCGTGCTCCTATATGGTAATCAAAATACCAACACCCATCAATACAATATCCCTCTTGACCATCAAATGGACTTCCTGAGTTTAAGTAAATACTTTTAGCACCGCCTTGAATCCTGGCTAAATCTAATTGGCTATCTTGAGGCCTTAACACATTACCGTTTTGATCAAACAAAAGATTAGCTTGATTATCCTGTAAGTATGCGTCAGAAAAATTAGTTTGTATATTTTCAGTTAATGGATATAATAATCCATCTTTCCATTGTGAAACCCTTACCCAACTTACAAAGTCAGAAGGTAAAACAAATCTATAATTAGAATCTATATCTAATTGTAAAATTTTTATCTCTTTTAAAGCATCATAATTTAATTCCTGTATACCACGTTTAGCGTGAAATAAAACTTGAAATCTATTTAAATTATTTACCAACTCCATATTCCCTTGATATATAAGCATAAAGTTATTTACGATATCTTCTAAAGAAATATATTGATAAGAACCCCAGTTTTCATCGTTGGGATTAGTGTTGTTATTTGTGTAGTATTGATATTGATTTATATATGCCATCTTAACTTGTTTCTTGTGTATCTAATGATTCTTCTCCTTGTGCAAACGTAACCACATCTCCTTCTCTAATTTCTACTCCAGCATACTGTAATATTTTTGCTACTAAATTAGGTTCATCAGATAAAGGCAATTCAAAATCTTGATGTAATGCATCACTTGGGTTATATATCGGATCTTGTCCTGAAGTATCAAGATAAGTCCAGTTTGGTTCAAATGGATATCTAATATATTGACTAACTATTTGACCTTGTTTATTTATAGTTATCGGATAAATTTTTCCTCTTGTTGCATCTTGAATATATGCTGGATAAGTTAAGGTTGGTTTAGTCAGCAGTGAGTTATTAAGCATTGTTATCTTAGTATTAGTAACCTTTTCTGCTTCCTTCAAAATTTCCGAGTCATAAATATTGTAATCAATCCCTACTGCATTTAAATTAGTATCGTTTATTTGAATTTGTGTTTCTGAAGTAACTTGTTCAACTACTGCATTAAAAGGTAGTCCACCTGATATATAACCAACAACATCACCAGTTACAACACCATCTGTTATAAAAGTAGCTCCTGAATCAATAAGTTGATTTAGTGGAGCTTGAGTTGCTGTAGTTGATCCAGTTGATCTTATTTTTTGATAAACTAATATTTTATTTAATAAATAATAGTCACTTCCGTTTAAAGCGAAAGTTGGTAACGTATAATTACTTACCGTTAAACCAGCAGTACTCTCATTAAGTAAAGGAGCAGTTATACTAAACGTATCTATAACCTCTTCCAATCCTTTTAGAATATCTGCATAACCTGTTCCTGAAGTACCTTGAACTTGTCTAACAATCCAGTTATTATAATTGTAAAAATAATCCTCAAACAAATCCATTTGAGCTTGTAAGCAATACAAATTAAAATCTTGAGGAGAAAGGTAACCGTAGTTATTTTTATTAAGTACAGCAAGTACCGTGTTTCTTACAGAATTAATCATGAAATTTATTTTTTACAAAGATAACAAAAAAAAAGAGGCTACTTTTTTTGTAGCCCCTTGTAGTTTTAGTTAGGTTTTATAAAGTATTATACTTTAGCAACCTCCAATATTAAACTGGAAGGCACATCCCAAGAATACTTTACTAAAGGCCATGGTTGAATTAAAGATGCAGTAACTGCGTCTTCAAAACCATCTCTCATCTCCTCGTTACCTGCAGCAACAGCTGCGTGAGTAATCTTGATTGCAATTCCACTTACTCCACAATACTGAATATTTACTTCACTATTAATTGGATCGGCAGCTGCATTTTCTACAATAACTACTCCGTCAGAAGCAATTAGTTGTTTAGAAGATGATGTAGCTGAATATACAATATAGTTTTTACTATTACCTACACCAGTTCCTGAAGCAGCTCCAATAGCTACTAAAGCTAAAGTGTTTGCGTTTACAACATTAGTAACAGTATACATTCTGTCATCAGAAGTGTCATGCACAACATCACCAACATTTACTACGCCACCTGTAAAAGTAGCAGAGCCATCTTGTAACTCAAGGTTACCTGTTTCGTCTACTGTCGTAGTTCCAGTTGCGACCGTGTCTTGAACTTTGACTTCAACGTATTTTTGCATAGTACTATACATTACGATATAGCGATTCCGCTA